GTTTCGCCCAGCTTGGCGCGTTGGCTGCCGATGCGCCCGGCATCGTGTCGCCCCTCAGCGCCAACGGCATCGCCATCACGCTGAACCGGCTCATGGTCGCAAAGATCGCGCCGATGGCGTCTGCTACCCCGGTCAGCCCCATGGCTGATGCGCTGATCCTGATCGCGCCCAGCGTGCCGATCGTGGCGACCAAAGCAGTAACGCCGGCCACGATCTGCGGCTTGTTGACGATTTCCTCGGTCAGCCATTGCGAGAATTTGGAAAGCTGCGGCTGAAGGTCGGTCAGCATCTTTTGGCCGGCAAACTCCGCCGCCTGCCCGAGCGCCGTGAAGTCGGATTGCAATTGCTGCATCCGCTTCGCCATCGTTTCGTCAGCGACGCCCAGGTGGATTGATTTGGCCATTTCCGCGTTGACGGTCGCCAGATTTTTCATCTGCACGGTCGCGTCAATGGTGCCTTGGTCGAGGCCGATGCCGTGACCCATCAGGTTGATCAACGGCACATCATTGGCGTGCGCCTGCGCGAACTGCACGAATTTCATGTAGGCTTGCATCGCGTTGTCGCCGCGCCCGATGCCCATATTATTGAAAAAGTTGGCCATCGGCGACGTGCCCGTGAGCCGGTATTGCTGCATGGCATCGGTCAGGGAGGACAGTGAGGCCGCCGCCGCATTGGCCGACCCGCCGTTGCGTTCAATCATGTTTCGAAATGCGGCGAGCTGCGGAACCGCCGAACCGATCCGGTTGGCGACGCGCCCCAAGTCGGCGAGCGATCGCGTGGTGTCGCGCACAAACACTTCCAGGCCCTTGCCGCCGACCAGCACGCCAATCAGAGAAAGCGCCTCTGTCTTGATCTGGCCAAAGAACTGCGCCGCCTGCTTGCCGCGCGCCTCCATTTCTTTGCCTGCGGTGACGCTTTCGCTGGCGGTTCGCTTAATCGCGGTGCGCGCCTGTTCCTGGCCCGCCTTAAAGCCGGAGGCATCCAACCCGAGGGTGACGACAAGGCTATCAACAATCGTGGCCATTATGCCTCCGGCTTCATTGCGCCGACCCGCTCATTGTGCCGATCGACGGAAAGCACTTCCAGCAACAGATACAAGTCGCCCAGGCCATAGACCGTTTTAAGCTCGTGGAGCGTCGCCAGACGCGCCCCAATCACCGCGCCTATTGTGGCTGGGATGTTTCTGTAGCTTGCCCAAGGTCGGTCAGCATCGTCGCCACCAAGGCTCGGTAGCTCGAGAGCTTGGCGGCTAGAGAAAAACCCAAGTGCAGGGACACCACTTCCTCATGCAGTTGCAGGATCGTGGACGGCTCGGCAATTTGGGCAAAGATTTGGCCGCGGTGCGAAATGGGCGAAACCCCGCCCGGCGGCTGGTAAGACACGACGCACGCCAACAACTCATCGAGCAGCGTCTTGACTTCGCCCCATGGCGCCTTGCCCATGCCGGTCAGCACGGTGCCGATCCCAAGCGTCAGGAAACCGGCTGGCCCGTTGTTCATAATGTCCGACGGCACATCAGCGCCCGATCGCGCCAGCAGCATCATCGCGCGGATAAACCATTCAGACGCCTGCAACGCTGGCATTTCCTGCAATTCGAAAACGCCGCCTTGGTCGCGCCCGGCTCGAGCGATCGTGACCCTGCCGGTTCTCAGGCCGCTCATCCGCCGGCACCGACGGGCACTGGATAAACCGCTTGCCATGTGATCCGATATTGGCGCGGTTGCAGCACTTTTTTCGCGTCGGCCATCGGCTTGTACCGGGTCAGGTAGCCGGTGTTCATGACGTACGATTTGCCAATTGACGACAGGGTGATAATGCCCTGCGCCGGGTAAGCCGCCACGTTTCCGCGCTGGCCCTGATACCATGCGTCAAACAAGCTGTTGGAGGCGCTGTCGGCTTGGAGCGAAATGCCTTGAGCAATCGCCGCAAGCACGACTCCGCCCGACAAGATGCCGTCCACCCCCATCATAACCTCGGTGGCATCGACGTCATCGGTTGAAAAAATGTCATCAGTCGCGAAACCTTGAAGCTGCTGTGGAACCGGCAAAAGCAGCGGAACCGACAGGATGAAAACCGCGTTTGCGGATGTAATGTCAGCCATCGGAAACCCCTTATTTGATCAGGACGGAAGCAAGATTGATGCGCTGAATTGCGCCGCCGTCCATGTAGAGCAGCACCATGGTGGGCGAGCTGCGAGCCGCGCGCACGGCCGCCGATGCCGGCTGGATGGACAGATACCAACCCTGCGACGCGAGTTGATCCGAAACCGAGACGCCCGCCAACGTGTTTGCCTCAACCGCCTGCGCGGCGGAAAGCGGAACGCCCTGGGTGATGACGCCGTTGTTGATCGCCGCGGCTACCGGGCTGGCCGCCGGCAGGTTGATCCCCTGGCCGACAGCGCCGCCGGTGAGGGTCTGCCGAATGAAGCCATATCCTTGCGGGTTGTAAGGGATGCGCCCGACTGTGGTTTGCAACTGCATCAGCGCGATCGTGATCTGGTTGTTTAGCCAAATCTGATTGATGAAGCTGTCGAGCCAGCCGTAAGGCCCGCTGATTGATCCGGGGTCGAAGAACTGCCAAGCCGCGCCGCCCGTCGCCACCGATCCGTAATAATTATAGCCATTAGCAATCAGATTGGCAGCGACGGTCACGTTGGTGACGCTCGGTGTCAGGCCCGGCTGAGATTTGAACGCCGGAGTGGCGCGGCCGTTTGTCGCGTCAAAATTCAGCGACGCCGCATAGCCGGCCACGAACGCCGCCAAGTAAAGCGACGGCCCGGTGGCAGGCTCATAGATCAGCACCGTGCCGGAGCTGTTTAGCTGAGCAAGCAAATAACCCATGGACGACAGCGCAGGAACGGCTTGCGTTGGCGTGATGTCGCGGTCCACGCAAAGATAGGCAAACTGGCTATCCTGGCTATTTGTCCACGCTGAAAACAGCAGCTTCTGAGCATTTCCAGATCCTGCGTCGGGATCGAACAGCGTTTGGAAGGTTGCCCAATTCACCGTCTGCGCCGCGATCGCCGCCATGTTGGTTGCCGGCACGCCCGCCACGGCGCCTTGCGAGGTCACAGCGCCCGTCGCCGAGGTCAGCGCCAGCAGAACCGCCAGCGTGCCGGTTGCGAAAGCGATGGTTGACGCAGCCCCGGTAGTCGCGCTGTTAATCGTAAAGGCGCCGGTTTGGCTGTCCCACGAGCAAACCGGCAGGGTCATGGTTGTTGCCGTGCTGGCCACACGTTGCAGCGTGGTCAAGATATAGGTTCCGGTGCCGCCGGCGCCCGATCCCAGCGCGGTAATATAAGTGCCCGCCGTCACGCCGGAGCCTGTCACCGCTTGACCAACCGCGAGCGCGCCCGTAGCCACCGCAGTCACATTCATCACGGTGCTGGAAACGGTGAGAGACGCAGCGGAGCAAGTGGTGGACGCGCTGGTGGTATAAACGCCGGCCCCGCCGCTAGCGCCCGAAACAAAAGCGACGATGGTAACCGTTCCAACCACGCCCGCGCCGGTGATGGTGTCGCCAATGGAAATCAACCCGGTGACGGCTGAAAGCGTGATGCTCGTGCCAGACGAAGTTGCCGTAGCCACCGCGCCAATGGCTGCCGTAGCCGTCGCCTTGGTCGGCCCCGCGATCCCCATAGCATTTGCGATGATTTGCGCCGCGCCCGAAAAGCTGGTGGCCGCCGACAAGCTGATCGAAGCGTTGTTTCGCGCCACCCCGTCGATTGTGACATTCAGCGCGCCCGACATCGCTTGCAGTTGCGCCAGGGTAAGCGCCGAAACGTTGGCACCACGCAGATAGGCAAAAACCGATGCGGTCGGATATTGGGCAAACAGCACCGAAGCCGGCAGGATTGTCGCGCCCGTGTAGCCGGCAAAATAGACCGCCGTGGTGGCAGCCTCAGCCGAGGTCGCGCCAAAATACGCCACGACTGATGCCTGGGTCGGAAACGACAAAACCGAACCAATCGGCACCAGCGGGTTTGTCGTCAGCATCAGCCCGACCAGATCGAGGCCAGACTGCCCGGCGCCGATGACGCCCGGCACCACGTTGACGTAGAAGGAAGCTGGGATGGTGTTCACAACCGTGGTCATGGTGATTTCCTTGGCCTATTGGGCGACATGCGCCCGATGGTAGCAAAGCGGCGCGACAAAGCAAAGAAACGCTTAAAACCGACGCAAAAAATCATTTCGAATACCACTGAACGCTTGTCATTTTTATGAACGACAAAATGCCATCGGCTGGCAGCGACAATCCTTGGTTGACAGCATAAGCGTCGATCCGGCCACCCACGGGCGGATATACCAAGACGGTATAGAAAGCGTCTGCGTTTTTCACTGTGATATTTGCGCCGACAGCCAGCGCCGGCAAAATCACACCGGAATTGCTAGGCACAACGCTGATTTGATTGAAATCCGAGACGACTGGTGTTGCCGTAGCTTGCGTCATCCCGGCCGCCGTGATGCCCGCCGCAACTGACCGCAACGTGTTTCCCGTTGAGGTCACATTTCCCGTTGAAATAGCCCCGGTCACGCGCAACGACGCATACCCCGCCGGCCCGATCATGTGCAGTTCATTCAGCGCGTCGAGAATGAAGCGAACGGAATAGCCTGACATCACGCCCGCGCCTCTCCAATCCATGTAAGGCGTTGCCGTGCCGGGCAAGCCAATCAACAAATTCGCGTTTGTTGCATCCGTTCCCATTGCGACTTTTTGAGTAGGAACCCCCACCACCAGCTTGCCGGCAATGCTGACGTCACCAAGAAGGTTGGGAGATTGAAGCGGAGCGCCGCCTCCGCCGGTGACGGCATCAGGCAGCGAAGCTTTAAGGTTGGTCCACCCCGTTGTCGGGCAGGCCCCAACGCCGGCTGGGCTGCATGGCCGCAAAATTGGCACATAATCGGTCGAAACCGACGGCGCCGTGCTGGGATACGACGACAAAGGCTGCCCGCTTGCAACCGAGGCAGAACAAAGCACAGCAAAAATCGCGGCAAGTATTTTCATTGGGTCACCCGGGTTGCAAAGGCTCGCCCGTTTCCGACAGCGCCGGGAAACCGCTTTCTGTCGTCAACGAAGCAAAAGCCAGTTTAATTGGAATTGCGCGCGCTATCAGCCCGCCCGCGAATTGTTGAGGCGTCGTTGTGATGGAATTGACCTGCAGCGCCAGATCAATGGTCCAGCGTTCCTCGGTCTGCTGTTCGCCGTTTTCAAACGGGAGCTGCCGCGGTTCAGACAGATACAAAGGCGCGACGTCATAGCCGGAGGCCGCCAGCGCGTCGGTGCAAAACTGGTCGCGGAAAAGCGCGATGATGCGGGCGCAGTTATCGGCTCCTGTCGGCCCGTGGATGTCCGCCTGGATCGTCACCGCCTCCGGCACAAGCAGCGCCCTGGTGCCGGCATAGAGCGTGCCCGACGCTCGGTTTGCCGCGCCGGCCAGCGAATAGGTGCCGAGGCCGCCGGTTGCGCCGCTGATCTGCGCGCCGATCGATCCCAGCAACGTCCAGGCCGACGACACGATGGCGTAAACGCCTTGCCCCGCTTGAAGCCTGCCGCTGATGTCCGACACGCTCAGCACCGCCGATGCAATCGAGCCGGTCAAGATTGTATCGGTCGAGGTCGCCACATCCATTGAAAGCGGCTGCCGCATGATCGGCCACATCACAATGAAGTCGGGCGATCCAGGCTCCGGCACGCGATTGACTTGCCCGCGAATGATTGGCAGCGCCGCACCCGCCGCAGTCACCAGCCCGAACGTGTTCAGCGCCCCGCGTAACGCGGTGAAGATTTGGGTCTGCGTTGGCCCGACCGTAATCATGAGCCGTTCTGCAACGTGACAACCACCTTGGTCCAGTCAGGCCAATGCTCGAGCACATGCACTACCAGCCACACGGTCGCGTCGGGCAGGGTGAATAGATCGCCGCCCCGCACTGCCGGCCGGTTCACGCCCTGGCTGTCGCCGTTGATGTAGATCGCCCGCCGCGTGCCTTGAATGTTCAAGCCGCTGATTTTGGTCAGGTCGGAAAAGGTCAGAGGCTGGACCTGCGCCGACACGTTGACCGCGGCGGCATAGCTCGGGATCTGCGAGCCGTCGGCGCCGGTAGAATATCCGGTGGACCGAGCCAGCGCGCAGATCAGCGGCGGGTTGACCGCGCCGACAGCCCCGGAAACTATGCCGTGCAGGTTCATGTCTTATGCCGTCACTATAAAATCGATTGAATTCCACATCACGCCGGTGTCGATCAGCGGCTTGCTGAAGCCTTTGCGGCGGATGGTCGAGGCGGCAAGCGGTGGCGAGCTGACCGCCTTGATGCTGTCTTGAAGCTGCCCTTTTATCAGATGGCCCATTTTTGCCAAAGACGCCTGCGCGTCGAAGCTGGTTGCCTTCAATATCTTGGCCAGATCAGGCCCCCAGGTTTTTGACTTGGCGGCAATCATCGGCCGGAAATAGGGCCGGGGTGGTATCGTGATGGTGTAGGCTCCAACCGCGTGCGTCGAAGCGAAATTGGCTGATCGCCGCTTGACGAACCGCCCGCCACGGAGGAATGCGGTGCCGCCGGCGTTGACGCTGCGATAGATCGTCTGTTGGGATGCCGCACGGTTGATGGTGCCACCGAATTCATGTGTGGCTGCCACCATTGGGATGCTCGTGCCATTTGGATAAGTTCCCCCTTCCAAAAAACCAACCGCAACCGATGGCGCCGTTGACGACGCGCCAAGCTGATCGCTGATCTTTTGCAGCGCCACGTTGAGACGGTCGCCGCCCTTTACGTCGGCCATCGACCGAAGCCCATTGGGTATGATTGAGACGATCGCGGGATCTGCGGCGCTGCGATGTAGAAGCCGGCCCGGTATGGTGCCATGGCTTGCCATGCGGCAAAG